CCCGTGCTCGGCACTTTCAAAAAACCGCCAGCCGTCAACTGTTCCACCAATGTTTTGAAAATGGTCATAGACTTCGCCCCGTATCTTATTTGTTATTGAGCCCTTGTTTTGCGCACTAACTGATAGGCCTTGAACCGCCGTTAATGAAACAACACCCTCTGTTGTCAAGACACCCAAATCAGAGCCAAATGACCTTATGCAATCATATCCAATGGGAGGGGCAATCTGATATGTTCCAATACGCCCCCAAGTTGCTGCACTAGACGGGTCAGTTCCTGAGTAAACATGAACCTCACCTTCAGACGTAACGAAAACGGCCACATCATCAAGACCTTCCCCGCCGTCAACTGTCCATGAGCCCATAGCAACTAGATAGCCACCTTTTTTAGAAAAAGGCCCAAGGTTAAATTCTGTTGCTGCTCCTGCAATATTATTAACGGGTAAATACCATGCGCTAAGACTGTCTTTTTCAATGAACCAAATGCGTTGCATGTGCTCATGAATATTAACAGCGTTTGAGCTTGTCAGGCCTGTAATAGATGGTGTGGTCCAGCTTGAGCCGTTGTAATATCGAGCGCTATCAGCACCATTTACAATATAAAGATAATTCCCGCTTGAGTTAGCAAAGTTGATACTTCTCCAGTTTCCATTTGATAAGCCGGATTGCACAGCCGACCCAACAGCTCCTGCTGATGTCGCGTCATGGATTGCCGTCGCATTTGCTGCAAACATTGTATCAGATCCGCTTACATCAAAGTAAGTCATAAGCGAAGTAATGTTCCCGCTTATACCGGTTACATGAGGAGATTTTCCGTTTCTGACCTCTACACCATTTGTTGTCGGGATAAGATTATCCAAAACAATAGCCTCTTCCGGCCCAACTGATGTTAAATCATCAAGCTTATTCAATCCACCCTTGGGGGCTGAAACAGGCTTGGTTGAAGCTTTGCGGGATCGCCCCTGTTGCCTTCTAGGTTGCATTAGCATTAAGCGCCCCAGTCCTCAAAACGTGGCTGAATAATTCGATTGCCAACCCTAGAGCCGGACATATCAAGCTTGTCATTTCCCCCATCTGAAGCATAGAGTTCAGCAAGCCTGACTTGGTATTCGACATACTCCTCTGAATAGTCACCTCCCTGCGCCTGTTTATAGCGCCATAGAGCCCCAAGGATCACAAGTTCATCATCAAAGTGGGTAAGGTCAGTGTCGACACTAAAGGCAGCTCTCTCTGTTGTCCCTGTGCTATCTGTGCCTATTGTATTTTTGATGTATTCATATGCTATTGTATCCCCTGCCGATGGGGCTGGGTACATCTCATAATTACCTCCAATAAATCTGAACTGGTCTCGAATACCACCCGAAACATTAGCGATATAAGACGCCCACTCTTGAGGTGATAAAGGCCCTTCAAGCGGTCGTCGTTCCGTTCTATTCCAGCTTGTGCCGTCAACAATCCTTAAAAAATCACCTGGCACACCGCTTGTTTGAATTTGAGCAGCAATCGTTGTAAAGGTTTGCTCTTTCCTCAAAAAAGACCAGTCTTTTTGTGCCAGCTGGCGACATGTTCTGGTGATATGCCTTAGTAACTCGGCACCGTCGCCCGTATCACCCACCAATTCAGAAGGCTGGGCAAGTGATACGTCTACTGCAACGTCTTGAGCTATGCTAAGAATTGACTGCATTAAGCGGCCTCATTATCTTTTTTGCGTGTGGTTTTCTTAGGAGCCATCATTTTTTTCATTTCAGCCATTTGCTCCTGGAGTTCTGCAATTTGCTTGTCACGTGCTTCAAGCTCAGCTGCTGCCTTCACGCCATCTTGTGATTTAAGGTAGCTCTTGGCTAGGTCGCGATATTGGTTTCTATTTGGCAGGTTAATACGCGCCATAGACGCATCGCCCGCATTGGCCAAATCTTCAACCGTTCTAAAGCCAGATGCTTTTAAAGCGTCAATCTGCTCTGGAGAAACACCAGCCCATGCCTTTAGCGGTGTTCCATCCAGGGGGATATCTTCGTCAGCTTTCCACGCTTCATAGGAAGGTTTAATTTGCTTCCAGCGCTCATTTGCCATTGCAATGGCTGGATTAGCTCGGTTTTGATCCGTCAAAGGAATAACGCTGCTAAGCTCTTTAATGGTCATCTCGTTTCGCTGAAAATCAGCGCAACCTGGTGTCGTAAACTCGCACCAATCAACCTGAACGGCCTCACCATTTTTCAAAGGGTATGTCGTCTTAAACTTCAATACCCGGATTTGCATATCGTCTTGGTTCATATCTGTAGCTTTCCCCTGTTGTTAATGGAAAAAGGGCGACCCGAAAGCCGCCCTCTGTATTCTTAGTCATTATCTTCAATGACTTGATCTGTTGCTCTCACCCAACCATATTCACCACTTGCAAAAGCGGTGTCTGCTGTGTGTTCACCAGCCGCATCAGTTAGCGCGAAAGTGGAGGTATTAACTGTGCATGTGCCAGTTGCCACCGCCTCAGATGCCAATACATAAACCCAACCGGTATTGTTTGTTCCGAATGAGATAGTACCAACGTCATATTCAGCCTCCGTGGTGCGACGATTATAATTAGCGCCAAGCGGCCCTAATGTTGCAAAATCAGCTGTTGCCATGATCAACCCTCCTAAGCTGTGTCATGCAGGACACCCTGCAATGAACGGTTGTTACAGCAAACATTGCCCATCCAATAAATTGGGACAATGTACTTATCTTGATTGACTGGTGCGCGTTGCTCGTCTTCTGTCCACTTCGCATCAGGATGCTCAATCAGTTTGAGATGCTTAGTGTTCAAGAAATACATCTTCTCTGCTGTTGTGCCAAAGTTGGTATTGTCATCAAAAATGACTGAAGCTGTTTTGTATTTTAGAGCTTCAAAACCAAGCTTACCGGCCTTTGCATCACCATAACGCTGAAGATCCTGAAGACCCCCCTCATAGGTGCTGTAAAGATCATGAGAGGCTACACATAAATCAGGCTTATCCTGACCACGGCAAAGTGACAGCCACAGGCTATTCATATCAGCCTTAAGAGCTGAGAATGTGCCTGGTGCAGACATGTCAACTTGTTGGTTTTTCCAGAAAGTATATGTACCTGAATTAATAGAACCAACCGTGCCAGTCCCTGCAGTTTGGATAATATGCGATAGACCACCAATCTGATTGGTTGTTGAACCGTCAGAGTAAAGATCAAGTGACATATTATTTGCAGCTGTGTTCATTGCAACATTCACGCGCTCTTTGACAAGGTTGATAACCTTCTCTTTAGAGTTGTTAATGCGCAATTCACGGCCTGTTGTGGTTACATGGAGTGCAACCTGTTTCCAATCATATTTGGCTGATGTTAGAACATCACTGTCAGATGTGTTTAACACTTCGCCGCCATGATATCGGTAGTATGAGCCGTTTTCGGCATATGCAAGAGGCTCGACAATTTCTGTACCACCGCCAACATTGTTGACGATATTGCCGTGCTCTTTCATATACCGTAACAGAGCGTTATGCTCGGTCACGTTATCCGCCACCTCTTTCTTGCGATGGCGCATAGTTGTCGTGACCAGCTCAGTGAAAGTTGAGCTAGGTATAGACATTTAAATTTTCCTTGTGAAATTAACGTTTGCTGAGAATTTTCAACAATTCAGCATCGAGATCAGTTTCAGTAGTGCTTAGTTCAGGATTTGAAGTGACGTTGATCTTGTCAGCTTTTTGAGCTTGCGTAGCGAGACCTTTACTGGCCTGCTCTGCCTTCTGCTTTTCAAGAAGTTTTGCCCTTGTCTCTGGATTTTGCCAGAGTGAAAGTTCATAAGCTTCTTTTAGCAAATCACCGTCTGATAATTCAGGCTTAGATTGTCTCACAAGGTCCATATTATGAGCTATGTAAGGGGCGAGTGTTTCAGCGTCTGGGTTTTGCTCCAAAAACTGTTGAACCACACCTTGTCTTTCTGCCTGGGCTTGTTCCTGAACAGACTGTGTGAATGACTGTTGCTCTTGCTGAGTCATTGCTATTTGTTGCTGCAATTGTGCAACTTGGTTTTGCAAAGCGGTGACTTGTGGATTAGAGGCTTCCGCGCCGTCCTCATTATCAAAGTCCGCAAATACAATATCTTCAAGAGATTGATTGTAATTAGCCGCGATGTCTTTTAAAGCCCTGACAGGGTCTCTGTCTAAATAAGCCTGCCAGTTCATCATGATGTCTAGACCTTGGTCTAGTGACAATCCATGATGATCAAACACAGCCTTGTGCTTTTGATAAACACCGCTTACAGGTTCAAACTCTTTGAGTTGTTGCCCTAACTTAGTCAAGCCTGATTGTGCTTGCTTTTCCCGCTCCAAGACAATCTCTTGGGCTTCGGGTGAAAGCTTGCTCCATACTTCATGCTTGTCTTTTGACCAGCTTTGAGGAGGGTCAATGACAGGGGTGGCGGCTTCCTGTTTGATTTCCTCAGTGTCTTCTGGGCTGCTGGCCTCTACATCCTCACTTTGAGGTGTCTCATTGTCACTA